GCTTCCAAGGCCAGATGAAACGCCAGAAACAGCGCCGCGCTGAAGGGCTCCACTCAATCCGGTCACGCTGGAGTCGAGACCAAGAGCGCTAGTCAAAGCAGGAGTAGCCGCCGCACCTACGCCGCCTGATACGCCACCAATAAGTGCGCCTTTGCCGATGTCACCGCCTTGAGCCGCCGCGCTAAGAGCACCTGTACCAGCGCCAACGAGAGCGCCGCCAGTGGTTGCTGCAATCGTACCGGCTGCAATGCTTTCCAAACCAACAGCAGTCAAAGCCGCTGCACCGATGGCCTCAAAACCAATCGTGGTTGAGATGATCAGTGGGACAACGGCTGCGGCTGGCATTACAGGCTCACCTCAAACTTATAGACAGGCTGCATTTGTTGACCAACTTGCTTGACTGTCTGAGTTACCTGAACCGGCAGGCCGGTCGATTGGGCAATCTTAGCAAAAGCTGGCGACTGCGCATAGCTGATGCCCTTCTTAAAGCCCATTTCTTTTAGCGACTTTGCGCCAGCCTTATAGCGTTCCACGAGAACCTGAGGAGGCTCAATCGTAAAGGTATGAAACTCGGCAGAGCCATCCGGTTGAGGCTGAATCAGAAACACCGTGTTAGCAATCTGAAGCAGCTTTACCTTATTGCGTTGCACAAGAAGAGCAACTTGCTTCAGCAAGGTCTCAACGTCAGAACCCGGTGGTAGCTCCTTACGAGCAGACTGCCGGATGATGTCGATAGGTGACTGAAAGGAAGCCGCAGGCGCTTTTGGTTGCTTACCAAAGCCCGTTTGGATGTCTTTACCCTTAATAGGGTTTGGAATAGCGCCCTGTGCCATCAGCTTGAGATCCCCAGTTTAGCTGCTATCTCGACATGGTTTAGATAATGCTGCGCCAGCCACTCGTAGAAGTCATCTTCCTTACGAAAGTCGGCATCAAGCATATTAAACGGGTTTGCAAGGTTGAGTTGAGCCGCAAAAAACTGATGTTCTTGCTGGTGCATCATCAACCAATCGTCAAAGTCATCCACATCAACATCCGCAATAGGATATGCAGGACTGTTTACACCTTGGTTAAACAGGTATTCACGGAACAGTTCATGCTGTTGATAGTTCTCAAACAAAAATGCTTGAAGACCTTCTTTGTCTCCAAATTGCAAAGTTGAGAGAGTGTTCATGTCCATTACTTGTCAACCTTTGCGTCAAGTTTGTCATAGATGCGTTGAAACATATCCTCAATATGTTCCATCCTACGATCAAGGTCTGTTTTCTGGACGTAATTCATAGGCAAGTTGACTTCAATGCTATGCAAGTCGCGTCTTAATTCTTTAACAGCGCCCCATAGCTCACGCGCAAACCAACCACCGGCTGCGATGACCGTTCCTGCGATGAGATTGAAGATTGTTTGCCCGTCCATTGTTCATCCTATGCTACAGGGTCTTGTTCTGGAGGCCGTGTCCAAGTTTGATTGGTAGGATCATAAATCCATCCAATACCAACCTCGCTTCCATCGATATTTACAGTGTAATGATCAACTGGAGGCGACCAAGGTGACGTTCCATCCCAAACCACCACATTGTCACAGATATTGGTTTCGACAAGAACGACCGCATAAGTAGACATCTTTCACTCCTTAACCTGGAAAAACTGTGATGATGACTTGTCCATCACCACCCTTGCCAGAATTACCAGAAGAAGAACCGCCACCACCGCCGCCGGGTTGTGTTCCATCTGTTCCCGTTGCACCGCCTGCACCACCAGCGCCGCCATTGGCAGATGTTCCACCTGTACCATTAGTTCCAGTGCCGGTTGCACGACCACCGCCACCGCCGCCGCCCCAAAGACCTTTACCTCCATTGCCTCCTGAAATGTTAGCAGCATTTGTGACACCTCCACCGGCACCGCCACCGGGAAAATAAAGACCAGCAATTCCAGCAACACCACCAGAAGAACCTCCGGTAGCAAAAAAAGCACTTCCATCTAATTGTGGGTCACCACCTACGTTCGTCGTTCCAGCGCTAAATTGACCACCACCACCACCACCGTAATTTCCAGATGCATTAATATTTCCACCACCACCAGCGCCGCCATAAGCCGAAACAAGTGAACCAACAGTTGTTGTTCCTCCAGTAGTGCCATTGCCGTTTGCAGCAAGCGCAGCGCCACCGGCTCCAACAGTAATAGTTTCAGTTGCGCCCATTGAAGACAAGGCAACCCAGCGTTCATTATATGCACCACCGCCACCACCGCCGCCACCGTAGTTAGCGGTGCTAATTTTTCCACCAGCACCACCACCAGCCCATGCTTGAATAAGCACACGAGATGTTGTTGCGAAACCGGCTGGTTTAGTCCAAGTACCAGACGCAAGGAATGATTGCGTATTAGCTGTACCGCCAGAAGTAGATGCTTTAGAAATCCAAGTTGTGCCATCGCTGGTAAGGACGTTTCCTGACGTACCAGGAGCAACCACTTGAACAGAATTTGCGCCGTTTCCGAGGATGACGTTGTTGAGCGTTATAGTGCTTAAACCAGTGCCGCCGTATGTCACCGTCAATGGAGCTGACAAGCTCGAAAGCGTGGCATTTTGAAGTGTCAAATTTCCGACAGTTGTTGTTGTGCCACCAAGCGTAATAGTCGCATTGCCAAGCGTAGCAGTGCTGTTAGCAAGGCCACTATTCGGAATAGTTGTGTTGATCTGACTAGAAGCAATGCTAATCGTCGTCGTGACCGCATTGGTCAGTCGGCCTTGAGCATCAACCGTGAAAGTTGCAACCGCACTAGCCGAACCATAGGTAGCAGCCGTAACAGCCGTGTTAGCCAATGAGATTGTGCCGGTGGTAGTAATTGGACCACCCGTCAGACCCGTGCCAGTTGCTACGTTCGTAACTGTACCCGTGCCTTTACCGTTGAAGGTTGTCCAATCGGTTGAGGTCAAGTAACCGTTTGTGGTTCCATTGGCTGCTGGCATAGAGATGACCGGCGTCGTACCGCCAGTGGAAACCACCGGAGAAGTCGCCGTCACGCTGGTGACTGTGCCAGAACCTTTGCTGTTAAAGGTGCTCCAGTCGGTCGAAGTCAGATAGCCATTCGTCGTAGCATTCGCCGCAGGCATTGAGATTACGGGGGTCGTGCCACCCGTAGATGCGACCGGCGAAGTTGCAGTGACGCTCGTAACAGGAGCCGTGCCGCTGCTTGCATTGGTCAAACGACCCTGCGCATCAACCGTGATGCTTGCATAGGTATAAGAACCCGCAGTCACCGCAGTATTAGCAAGGCTGATCGTGCCAGTTGTCGTGATCGGTCCGCCTGTGAGACCAGTACCGGTGGCAACATTTGTCACCGTGCCAGTGCCGGTCACAAGAAGAGCATCAAGAACGCCGTTGCTAATTGCAAGGACGTAACCATTTGTGCCGCCTGTGACATTGGTTGTGCCAACAGCAATCGAACTTGCGGCTGCGCCTGTAATGACAACATTGGCCGCAGATGTAATGCGACCTTGAGCATCTACAGTGATTTGAGAAACATACGTTCCATTACCGTATGTGCCAGGTGTTACAGCCGTATTGGCAAGCGAAATAGTCCCGGTCGTTGTAATTGGACCGCCAGAAAGGCCAGTGCCGGTATTAACCTGTGTGACAGTGCCATTAGCCCCGCCGCCACCACCGCCAGTGCTTGCTACTGTCTTGAGAGACATAATTACACCCCATCACCAGGCGTTACATAGACCGCCGTGTTGCCACTGGACGTAATGCCAGTGAAGTATGCGTTTGGTAGGAACGTCAAAATTTCGTCCGTGCCCGGTAGAAGAGGCATCGTAAACGAGCTTGAGCTAACAACTACCGCATTATTGCTTGCATCAGCCGCAGTCACACCAAACCCCAAGAAAACCATGTTGCTTCCCGGTGGTACGATGACGCGATACTGATTTGCTCCGAGACCTTTAGCCAAAGCCTGAACAGGCGCAGGCGCAGACGTATTGGCCGTAAAAACGACCGTGTTACCCATAGGTGTAAAAGCCTGAACGCCCATCTAAACCTCCTTAGAAACCACCATACACAACGATGTGCGATGTATTTCCAGTTATGCCGTTTTGCAAAGTTCCGTCAGCAGTGCTCTGTATTGTAAAATCAAAATAATTTGTCGCTCTTGCACTGATAAAAATACCTCTGGTTCCATTCATGGTTTGAACAAATGCTTGATATGTTGAGTTTGCAAGTGGAGTTGTAAAATTAAGACGATAAACGCCAGTAGATTGCCTGACGCAATTTGCAATATTCAATGAACCAGCTTCAAGTGTACATACTGTGCCTGTTGCATAGGTAATTGTACCACGAGCCCTAACAGCGCTGTCGGTTGACCAAGAAACTGTTGAACCATCTGTTTGCAAAACCTTACCGGCGTTATTTGCCGGTGGCGGGTAAGCACCAGATTGAGAAATCCAAACAGTTCCATCTGAAGTCAGCACGTTGCCAGACGCACCAGGCGTCACAAACTGAACGGTTCCTGTTCCATTACCAAGAATGACCGCATTAGCCGTCAATGTGGCTAAGTTAGTGCCACCAGACGTAACATTAAGAGGTGCTATAAGCCCAGTTAACGTCACGTTGGTAATTGTACCGCCCGTGATATTTGCATTGGCAAGAGCGTTGGTTCCATTTCCAATACCGTTGATCGCGTTTGAAACGGTAGTAAAATTGCTATCAAGCTGCGAAAGCGGAATAGAACCCGATTGGGTCGCAAATGTGTATGGGATTGTGATCGGAAGAGACATTAGAACCTCGCCCTCAATTCATGTTCCATTTCAAGGGTGTTGAGCACGAACCCCGGTGAAGACGATTTTATCGTAAGCCCCAGATATTTGCCATATTGTTGCGCGTCAGACTTGTAAAGCGAATAACCTGAACCGGCAGTCCATATAATTGTAGCGCTCAAGCTATCAGTCCAAGCAACAGTCGATCCGGCATTGTTTGTCCAAGTGACTTGGTTGCTCAACGTATAGATCGGGCTTGTATTGGTTTCGCTATCAACCGTGATGTTGAACGAAGCGCCTTGATTGGTTGTTGCTTCAATAGCAAATTTGAGCGCCTGCTTGTCGCGAATCGTGTCCTGCATGGGCCAAAGAGCACTTTGGATTGTGCTGCTAATCGATGCGTTTGTGTCAGTATATAGCTTGCGCAAGTCAGTGCCATTTGTGCCATAAAGATACAAAAACTGGCTGGTCGCAACAGGCGTCACACGGTTGATCGTGCCCTGGCTCGTCACATACCATTTCTTATCAAAGAACACGAGTTGCACAGGCCGAGTGCCATCAACCGGATCTTTGTAATAGACGTTAAAAGCCGCGCTCAGGATATTGTTAATCAAGACCTGACCACCCGTTACCGGATAGTCGAAGTCAATCAACGGAATGACTTGATCAAGCGCGTCAGAGATCTTGGTGACGGTCGCGCCAATAAGCGCAAAAATCCCGTAATTGTTGATGAACAACAATGAACGGAAATACGGGAAGATACCGTCTTTGTAATAAGAGCCGGTCGAGGCTGATACGTTAGTATTAGTAAAAGCCGTCGTGCCGTTCGTATCGACGCGAACGTCCGAGAAGACGTTGATGCTGTCATCGCCAAAAACATACAGGAAGTTGTTGGCTGAGATCAGACTGGTGATGTTGCTGTGCAGCGTATCGTCGGTAATTTCAATGTTACCCGCCGAGACACTGATGTAGTCATTGTATGTGCCAGCCGCGCTATAAAACACGTTACGGCCTTGGCTGATCCAAGTGCGGCCTTGGAAGCTCGCAATGTCGGTGGCATCAAATTCCGTAAGGACGCCCTTAGCCGTAGCATTGGTCGTTGCGCCACCGCCGCTCAACGTAATAGTTGGGGCTGATGTATAGCCAGCGCCGGGGTTTGTCACAATGATAGCTGTGACCTGACCGCCAAAAACAACCGCCGTTGCGGCTGCATTGGTTCCACCGACAGGGGCAGGCGTAATAGTGACAGTTGGCGCGCTCGTATAGCCCGAACCACCGCTCGTTAGAACAGCGCCAATCGTACCCACTTTGAAGGTAATATAGCTTGCAATCGCCGTCGCATTTGTGCCGCCAGCCGGTGCGGCGTCGATGGTGATTGTCGGAGCCGACGTATAGCCAGATCCAGCTTCCGTCACAGTCAAACCGCTAACAATGCCGTTGCCAAGAACAGCTGTTGCAGTTGCACCAGAGCCCGTATTGGCCGTGATGGTCACGTTAGGCGCAGTGTTGTAACCATAGCCGGGATTTGTTACCGAAATCGCCACAACAGTATTGGCAGACAAGATGGCAGAAGCCGTTGCCTGAACACCGTATGGGCTTTTCGGAGGCTCAATCGTAACAGTCGCGCCTCTGGTATAGCCAGAACCGGCTGCTGTAACCGTCACTGACTGAACAGTGCCCGCATTGTTAGAGATTGAAGCAACAACAGTTGCCTGAACGCCATTTGCTTCATTTGGAGCGCTTACTGTGACCGCCGGTGGTGTCACATAGCCCGCACCAGGGTTTGTGATAGCAATCGCGCCAAGAGAGCCAACCGATACAAGATTAGCTGCATCCCATGTAAAGTACCCTTTTTTGGGGTCAACAATGATTGCGCGTTCGTTTTTCCACTGACGCATACGGACATTTGTGCCCGTGAACGTGCCAACAGAGGCAACATTGCCTTTGGTCAGCGTGCTCAAGTTGAAATACTCAGCGCGACCGTCTTGCTGGAACGCGACAATGTAATCGACGTTCTTGATGTTGCAGCTAAAGATTTCAGTGACAGTGTTTGCCCAGGTGCAGGCCACGTTGGCCGAATTTGCAACGATGCGAATGTTACCAAAGCCAACAGGCTGCGCATTTTCCAACCAAGAAAACTCAGAGTCGGTCAAAGCGGTTCTGTTAGGGCGCGTGTTCATGCCCTTGAAGTCTTTAACGACCTGATAATTTTTCTTTTGTTCTGGAGAGGCTGCCATCTCTTACCCCTGACTGTAAGGGGTCGGCATTCTACGCTGGAACGAGGTGACAAGTACGTTCTGTACTTTCTTGATGTACTCGTTCTTGAACAATTCAGCCTCGCCGTAGCTTTGTTCTTTATATTTCGCCGTGTAAGCAGCGTAAAACGGAACTGGCTCCGTGTAGGGAAGCGGAATTGTCTCTACGTCAGCGAGATTGACCAAATCAGTCGGCTGAACGACCGTATCGATCTCAATCGTGTAGTCTTGATCTGGAACAGGCCCAAGATAGAAGGTCTGAGGTCCGTACATAGAATACGCGACAGGCTGGCCGATATAGTTCGTCCAGTATCTCATCTGGGCATTAAACTGCGTCCACGGCATATAGCGAAGAGGAACGCGGCTATTACCCCAATAGAGATTGATATTCATAATGTCGAGCGTCAGCGAACCTTGCGGCAAACTAGCAAGAGAGTAGGTTTCTTGACTTGTGACTGCCGTGCTCATCTGAATGACGCGATTAACGCCAGTGTCGCGAACCAAGCGGTTGCGAGCGCCGTTGATGTAATCGGTCAGTTCTTGATTAGTCCAGAAATTCGCATTGGCGTCGTGCAGCAGCCTACGAGTTGCTGTGATGTAGTCCTGTAGCGTGGTCATTTACGCTCCACATCATGCTGCCGCCTGCGTCCCTTTCCCCCGATCCCGCCGTGTGATGACGGGAACGGGGGTCTGGTCTACCGCTGGGGACGATGCGCGATAGATCGTTGGCCGCTCCTCCGAGATCTCAAACTTATTGAGACGCTCAAGCGCTTGCGGCAAATCGTTTGATGTTGTTGTCCACCCGAAGCGAACCACAAACTCAAACTTATCGTTTAGGCCATATCCAAAAAGGTTCTGAGCCGCGTCGATGGGAATTTCGACCGGAGCGTTCGGCTTGAAAGCGTACTGTGCTCCGGCCCACCCAGCGTGAAGCTCTGTGTCAGTCTTGTTTACGACCCAAACAGTGCTCATTAGAACGTCACCACATCACCGTAGACAGAGATGAATGCCTGAGCATTCGCCACATTGGCCGTGACGTTCACGAACAGCGTGTTTGCCGTATAGAGCGTCTTGGCCGTGTCTGTGTTGAGCGTCAGATCGACATAAGTCGTAGCAGACGTCAAATTGGTGAGAGTGGTTGTGTTCGCGACAAGGTTAGCACCATCATTGGTAGTGCCAACCGTGACGTTTGCAGTCGCAGCGGACGGGACAGCCCCGCCTGCGCTATTCGAGAGGTTGGAGACCGTGATGCGACGAATGATGTACTTCGTCGAACCACTCGTGCCACCGCTCAAGATAGGCAGAGTTGCGACCGCATTTGCAACAGCACCCAAAGAGAAGGGAATGGTAATAGTCGCAAGGCGCTTATTACCGAAGCCGTCCTGAGTTTCTGAGCCGACGCGGTTCTGATTAGACATGATCTAGCCTCCTTACGACGTAGCGTATGAAGACATCGGAGCCGCATTGCCGCCGTTGACCGTCCAGAGCGTGACCGTGATCGTACCAGCCGTCGCGTTTGCACGGACGTTGATACCGTCAGAGATCACCACACCACCGACACCATTCGCATTCACGGTGGTCCAGCTGTTAGCCGAGCCAGTGTAAGCGTTGACTTCGATGACGCAGTTTGCCGTCGCGGGAAGGATGTAAGTACCAGCCGGGATGTACTGAGAGTTCAGCATCGCCGTGGAGTTACCCGCACCCACGTTGGAAACAACGACAGGCTGCAAATAAGCGCCAGCCGTGTTGGCTGTAGCATTTGCAAGAAGGATTTTATTGAGACCGAGTGCCATGTGCGGGTTCTCCTTAGATGCTCAAAGAGTTGTAACCCGTCACCTTGGTCATCGACTTCGGCTTGGTCGAAACCAATTCCGCAATGTTGATGACCGCACCGACGTAGCCAATCTGCCAGTTAGGCAGGGTGCTCTCAAAGCCGGTGAACACAAACTGGCCCTGATCGTGGATGTAGAGCGAGAGATAGTTGGTGTTCAGAAGGTAGAGAGTACCTTCGGGGCA